AGTTCATATGCCACTGGAGCAACAGGAGGAGAAACGCAAGCGCAAATCTTTGCTCGAAGGGAAAGAGAAGCCCGCATGAGATCAGACTTGCGCTCAATGGACGTCACGGGAGGCGCTGGCAGGCCCGCATCTCCTTATAGTCGCGCCTATAGAGGCGCCCGACCGCTGACTGCAATGGTGCCATATGCACCTGGCGGCGCCATTGTGCCTACAGGAGGGGCAGGGGCGCCTCCCATGCCACCACGTCCGCCCTCAGGAGGGGCGGGCGGCGGCATGGGAGCGTTTGGACGCGCGCTGGGCAACGTTCAGCTTCCTGGCGCTGGCATAGTCCGAGAAATTGGCAGCGAGTTTGCCATGGCAGCAAAGCAAGTGTTGCTTTTTGGCACTGCTTATAAGGCTCTGGCTTTCCTTACTTCTTTTCCCCAGCAAGTCGGAGAAGCAGTTGGAGCATTGCAAAGCTTTAACAATACACTAAAAGCAATCTCGCCCACTGCACAAGAGGCTGCCACTTCGAATCAATTTATCTTAGACATTGTTGATCGCTATAACACTCCTCTTCAATCCGCAAGAGATGGTTTCACAAAACTTTACGCTTCAATGGCTCCGGCTGGATTCAAGGGAGAAGAGATTCGCGCATTGTTTACAGGAGTGAGTCAAGCGGCTGCAACGTTTGGCATGAGCGCAGACAAGGTGGATCGCGTTAACTATGCCTTTGCTCAAATGGCGAGTAAGGGCCAAGTAATGAGTGAAGAGTTGAAAGGCCAGTTAGGCGACGTGCTACCTGGCGCCATGGGGATTTTCGCGGAAGCCGCTGGCTTTAAGGGGCCAGATGCTATTCAGAAATTCTCCAAGGCGCTAGAAGATGGAGCCTATAAAGGAGAGGCGATGAGGGTGCTGCTGAAGAATGTTACGACTGTGCTAACAAAAGAGTTTGGACCAGGAGCGGAAGGAGCGGCAAGGACTTTCCAAGGTGTCATCAATAGGATGCAAAATTCCACGAAATTGCTTTACGAAGCTTTCGAGCCCGTTGCTGTTGGATTCTTGAACTCAGTAGTCGTGCCAATGACCGGCGGGCTAAAGACTATTACGGATGGGTTCAATGCTTTCTTCACTGGCACACAAGCCAAGACAGCAGGAGGATTTGCTTTCGCTCAAGAACTGGAAAAATTAAAACCAGCATTTGAAGGCATCAGGGTAAATGTTGCTGCTTTGCTGCCAGCTTTGCAATCTTTTGGCGGCGCAGTGCTAGAGGTAAGCAAAGTTTTCTTGCAAATTGCGAGCAATCCATTTGTTGGATATTTAGCGCGGGTGTACTTAAACGTACTTGTACTAACAACTGCAATTAATATATTAAACTTGCGAGCATTAATTCCGTTTATTGCAAATCTGGCACGCTCTGCTTTTGCGCTTGTTGCTTTTAGCGCTCAAATGGTTGGCGCTAATCAAGGCTTGCAACTATTAAAGCTCACCACGCAAACCGCCGGTATTACCTTAAGAACTTTCTTTGCGACCACTGGAGTGGGACTGGTGCTTGTTGGCATTGGCCTTTTAATAGAACGATTCATGAGCATGAATCAAAAGCTAGAAGAGACTAGGCAAAAAGCGCTTGGGGCAGCAGATGCAATTAAGTCTATGTCACGTGTCGAGGCAAGAGCGGCGGACCAACAGGCTCAAACTGCTTATAGTTTGATTGGCAACATTGCTGGCCGTCAATTGCCAGCATTTTCCGGGGGTGGAAAGCAAGACAGCGATCGTTTTGTTCCAATTAC